CACGACGAGAAATCATGCGATGCAGTAGGGCCTGATTCCCAAAACCCTACAGCAGATTAGCCGAAAGAAGTGCCCTTAAGGGAAGTAGGGCGTTTAATTCGATTCCGAATCGGCGATTCCCCAGGAGTGGGAATAACCGTAAATTCGTCATTAAATGAGACTTTATTCTCCTTCTCGTCACTTTCCCCACGAGTGACGGGTGGGCGTGATTTCTCATCACGCTGCTTGCGAAGCAAAGTAACATTGGACGTAATAGCAAGCGTAAACCCACATAATTCAAAATCTAAATTCATATAAACATCACTGTAAATAGTGTTCACAGGATCCGACCCATTAATGACACCGGCAATAACAAACCCACCATTAACTGAAAGCCGGAGATCTGGTGTGGTTGCAGCAGTAAAAACAATTTGTGTAGAAAAATTAGGACTGGCAACGTAAAATTTCTTTTTACGATCCATGCCAGGACTGCCTACAACACAACCTCGATAAAGAACATCAGTACAGGCATTTTGTAAAGATGTAACAGCAGTCTCATTCATATAAGTGTGGCCACTCGCATCATATAAATTATGGGATTCAGGCCATGCGGGATCTTCTACATACCCAAGAACTGCAGCCGCTGTATTAGTTGTATTAACGCGAGGTTCAACATGAATCGCGCAACCATTAATATACATGGTCTCAAAAAGCGTACAAAGATTAGTCACAAAATTTGGATAGTAATACGTCATCGCCGGGTTTATTGGCAAAAACTGGTCATAATAACCAGAACCTGGCGGACCTAAATTCATAAAAACGATCCCTTTGACCGGAGCTCCACTATTGACGTTCTGAACGCCAATTTGTGCTACACGAAAATGCAAACGGACACGCAAACAGCCTGGAAGACGGCCTTTTTCAAATTGCACCCTTGCACCAGATCGAACATTACGAGTATAAGAAACAGGTGGGAACGAACGAACAAAAGAATTCAATTGCTTCCCATTAACCATTTTGCCACCAGTTCGACGCATGGCAGCCAAATTTGGAGGTTTGGGAGCATTCTTAGGAACTCCAATTGGCACACGTGTTGAAGGCTCACGCGGCCCAGGGCGGAGTTCACCCATATCATCACGACGTTGTTGTAAACGACGGCCACGGCCAAAATTTCGGCGGCGGCCACCACGAGCAGTCATAGATTTACGTCCTCGACGCATCGTGTTTTTATTGTCAGGTGCCGGGACCGAAGTGACAACAGCACCCGAAC